TCTCTGTTGTCTTACCATCAAGTAAACCTTGAAGACCTGTTACTTCAGAAACTGTATGAGCAGCTGGATGACTATAATTATTAGCGCTATCGGCTATGCCGTCTAACTTAGTTGAATTTAACTTAGCATCGGTAATACTATTATCTTTAATATCAGATACTTCAATTGATCCATCAATAATCTTAGATGCATCAATACTATTGGCTGGAATATCATCAATAGTAACCGGTGACGGGGTTGGAGTTCTACCTACGTATGGCATTAACCCATCTCCATAATACTTAAAGTAGCATCAAGTGAATTAATAATGGATCCTTGTACTTGTAGAATATCACTAGGCTCCATTACTACTTTATTGCCTGCCATAACCTCTACTGAAGAGCCTGAAGGAATAGGAATGTCTTTAATGATGTACGTGTCATCACCCGAGTTAACCAATCTAATACTTGCAGTAATGCTTGAACTTGAAATGTTAGCTAATGTGCAACCAAGAACTACTGTTGTTGTACTTGCCGGAACCGTATATACCGCTACCAAAGTTGTATCAATGTTTGCTAAAGTCTTTCTTTTAAATGTATTTGCCATATCTTATTATCCTAATGCAATTGCCATCGCGACAGCTTCGGCCCTTATGTTATCTAATTCTGCTTGAAGTCCTGTAACCTCTGAAATACTATGGGCTGCAGGATGTGTGTAAATTGTATCAGTGAATACCGCTCCTACCGGGACTGCTGTTTCAACTAAAGGATGTGCAACGTTAGATACCTTGGCATCATTTAATGCAACTCTAGTTTCAAGACCATCAGCTAAACCTTTTAAGACTTTACCTTGATTAGCACTTAACGCTTCAGTTGTACTTGTACTTGTTAATGTATTGTTTACAGTAACACTCGTATCATCTAATAAAGCACTTAAATCAACTGTGAAGGTTGTAGCATCACTCCTAGTGAATGTAGCAATACCTGTAGTACCATTTAAGGCACCACTAGCGATGTAAGCTAGGTTGGTGTCATCTAAGTACAGAGATAAATCTAAGTTAGTTGTTGCACCTAATTCATCTACATAAGATAGAATATTAGTAGCAATAGACAACGTTGTAGTGGTTTCAGTGTCTGTAAATACAGCACCAGAAGGTACATCAGTTAAAACTTGTGAGTCATCTACCTTACCATCTAAGGCTGTTTGTAATCCTGTGATAACCGAGATGGCATGATTAGTAGGATGACTATATATTGTATCAGTAAATAAAGCACCTGAAGGCACATTAGTTAAAACTTGAGCATCATCAACCTTACCATCTAATGCACCTTGAAGGCCAGTTACTTCAGCAATTGTATGAGAGGCTGGATGACTATAAACAGTATCAGTGAATACTGCTCCTGCTGGAACATCTGTTAAAACTTGTGAGTCATCTACCTTACCAGCTAATGCATTGGTAACAGTTGTTGCAAAGTCATCATCATTACCAAGTGCCGCGGCTAATTCATTTAATGTATCAAGGGCTGCAGGGGCCGCGGCAATAAGATCAGTTATCTTAGTATCAGTATAACCTTCGGTACCGAGGGAAACCCAAGTAGTCCCATTATAAAATTCAATAACATTTAATGTATTATTTAATCTTAGGTAACCAGCATCAGGTGATACATCTCTTTGAACCGTAGTGCCTGTAGGTATGATTGCCGAAGCATTCTCACCTGAAGCATTAACAACATTGGCCAAAGCAATAATTTTAATATGCTTAATAACAACTTCATCACCGGCCACGGTTGAATCAGTTAATACAACATCAGTGCCATTGGTATGAGTATAGTCTAAAGAAGCTAATAGTTTAATACCATTAACATATACATCAATGTCATCCGCGGCTTTATTATAACCATCGGGAACAACAAAGGTGGTTTGTCCTAACGTTGCAATGAATTCATGTTCATTTACATTAGAACCATTAACTAAATTAAAGGCTTTAATAACCTCAATAGTTACTATATCACCAACAAGAGCACCTGCTGTAAGAATTACATTGGTTCCTGATGTTGCTGTAAAATCTACTTCTGCTAATTTAAGACCATTATAATATACATTTACATGATCATATAATACATTGTATAAGACTGGAAAGCTAGTTTGAGATGCCGTGGCAATAATATCAGTTGTAATAATCTCATTAGCACCTGATGATCCACCAATTTCAAAGACATATCCTGTAGAGTCTTTTGAATATAATTTTTGGTCGAATGTGTTTAAGGCTAATTCGCCTTGTTGTAGAGATCCCGATACAGGTATTTTCCCTTCAACAGCACTCTGTTTAATTTTTATCTGTGTTCCAGCCATATGTATGGTTCTCTGTTATTTAATGTAATATAAAGTATATACTTTATAGGTTTATTTATACGAAAAAAAAGGAGCGATTAAGCTCCTTTTTACATAAATAGGGTTTCCTATTTAGAAAGTACCACCATCAATAGTACCTGCTGTCATAACACCAGAACTATTAATTACCATTTGGCCCGAAGAACCAATTGAAGTATTATTCTTTAATGTAACAGTACCATCAACATTTAATGTTGAATCAAAGTCTGCCGCATTAACAACATTCAATGTGTTATTTAATGTTGTAGCTCCAGTAACATCTAATGTATTAGATAGTGTTGTTGTACTAGTAACCTCTAAGGCAGCAGATACATTTAAGTCACCCGTGATATTAGTATCACCACCGGCCGGAGCAATAGTTAAATCACCCGAGGTTAATGTAATACCATTATCGGTTATAACTAAATTACCATTAGCACCAGCTTCGAGTGTTCCTCTTAAGAATAAGCTACCGAATTGTGCATCACCCCAAGGTGCTACATAATCTTCATCAGTAATATCAACAATAGGTTTATATGAGAATCTATTTGTTGCATTATCAAAACCAAAGAAACCAGTCTTAACTGCTGTGCCATCACCATAGTCAAAATTAACACCACGATCAATTAAGTCAACTGTAATAGATGAACCTGCGCCAACTTTAATTACTGGATCATTTAATGTTGTTACCGTAGACTCAATAGTAGTAGTTGTTCCATTAACTGTTAAGTTACCATCAACAACAGTATTACCACCAACATTTAAGTTATCTGTAATATCAACATCACCTGCAGTTACATCAATACCAGCAGAGAAATTAGCATCTGCATTAACATCCATTTGAGTTGATACAGTGATTGTACCAATGTTTGCAGTTGTTGTATTCGCCGTAGTAATATTAGCGGTTGGAGTAGTAATCTGTTCAGTTACATATAAACCATTATCATTAATATATAACTCTTGATTACCGGCCGTATAGAATCTTAATGTATCTTCATCAGTAGCTTCTTCAGCATTAATATATGTATCTTGGTCGATATCAACTACACCACCTAAACCGGTCCAGTTATTAGATACAACACCTTCAAATCGATTGGTTGTTTCATTGTATCTAATTGCCGCATTACCAATTGTAGCAGCATTAGGTCTCGTACCGTCAACACCAGAAGGAATGATTAATGCAGTATCTGCATCAACTTTGGCATATCCATTTCCATTCGGTGTAATAGTAATTGATCCATCAGCATTAGTAGCTGATATAGTATTGCCATCAATTCTTACGTTATCAGCATCAACAACACCGGTGATTGTTAATGTAGTACCATTAAAGGTTAAGTTAGCTGAATCTTCTAATTCACCAGAAGGCCCTGAAATTATAACACGATCATTTGTAAGATCTGTTACATTCATTGAGCTTACTGTTAATTGATCAGTAAGGGTTGTTGTACCTGATACTGTTAAGTTACCTACAACATCTGTATTAGCATGTAAGCTAATTGAACCGGTACCATTAGGATCAACTATTAGTGTTCCATTAGTGTTGGTTGTTGAAATTGTATTACCATCGATAGTGATGTTATCAATGTTAATTAAATCAATCTTATTATTAGAACCTGTTACAATTGCTTGATTTGCTGTTACACTTCCAAACTGTGCTGAAGCTGATTTTAATTGATCTGTGAAAAATACACCACCAATAGCTACGGCTTCAATTCCGCCTACCTGTGATTCTCCTATCCATAATTTGTTTGATGAATATGAATAGGCTTGTTCTGCCTTGGCTAGGGCATTAGTAATCGGTGCACTATTGCTATCCGAAAACTTAGTAATAATTACTGTACCTGACATAAATGTCTCCTATTAATTAGTTAGTTTATTAAATATAATTTGCAGTTGTTTATGCATATGCATTTAGAAACTACCTCCGGCTATAATCACTTTATCATTCTCAACTCTTCCTTGTACCTTAAAGGTTTGTGAAGTGTTGTCCCAAAGGATAACCGATCCATCTTCTCTGTTTGATGTATCTACATCTGCCAGATCTGTAAGTCTTGTTGTTGGGATATGTGTAACCGATTTAGCTTGGATGGTTCTAGTTGGACCTATCTTGCCTTTCATCGTGTTACTCCCGGTGTTATTTCTAATTGGCCTTCAACGATTCTTGTTATATCACCGTTAACTCCAACACGTACTTCCACGTCATAAACATATCTTCCTGGTTTCATAACATTAGTTACCGAATTAGGTAACTTAATTTGTACTATACCTTGTACTGGCCATGGTATAGTACATATGAAATCATATTTTGTTGTGGATGAATATGTTTTTCTAATTTGTCCGTATGCAATGTACCCGGTTAAATCTGCATCATTACCTGCTGCGTCCTCTACGGTGATCTCAGTCATGTAATCTGAGCCTTGATCTATTGTTAAGTTTGTATATATTGCCATACTATTATTTATAGTTTTCCAACTACCACTTCGATAATGTTATCGCCATCTGAATCGGCTAAGGCCTTACCAATCACCGATCCCATAAGGGGGGTATCAACAACTCGTGCTCTGCCGTTACCAGCAGAAACCAGCATATCACCCTTTCTGACAGCTCCTTGGACTTTACATGGGACTCTCCCCATTAAAGCTACCGGAGTAATAAATTCACCCTGTTGCTCGGCATTCATAAGATATGCTGGCTCTGTAGATACAACACCTGCAATTCTAGTATCAACCTTTTTATTTGATTGAGTTACTTCCCAACCACCGCCAAATGATAATACAGTACCAACTTCATACTCTTGATCAGCCCTATAGTTCTCCGCAAGGTCAGCGTAATTAGCTGTAGATGCATTACCATGGAATGTGCTAGCATACATATCACCGCCATCGGCGTATATATCAAACGCACATCTCCAATTGCCAGTATCATCTGCATATGAACTCCAACTTCCAGCTTGATTCAAGAAGCCAATGTTATTAGAATTACAATGTATTGTTCTTGACCCATGATCACTGTCATGCATGTAAATATATGATGCGTTATCGTTAGCATTAACCGTGATAGCACCATTAGCGGTAATGGCATCACAACTAATACTACCAGTTGATACACTAGATGATGACATAGTATTAACTGTGATATTATTAGCAGAGAAGTTTCTAGACGCATCTCTATATACAATTGTATTGGCTGTGTTACCCGAGGTTGCATTAGATGATACTGTGAATGTTCCACCTTCAGAATCAACTGAACCAGAAATACCAGAACCACTAGTAGATCCTTTCTTAACATAGTTACCTGTTGTATCAGTACCTAATGCAACATTATTAGCAGATACTGTTGTAGCAATTGACACCGAACCTAAGTTAGACATAGTTGCAGAGCCAGTTACATCACCTGTCAAGGTAATTGTTGGATCATTAACATTAAAATCTAAGGTACCATCACCATCTTGATACACAACTTGGATACCACTTTCAGAATTACTAGTAACCATTCCACCAACAATATCTTGCACCGTTTCAGTAGCGTTGTCTATATTACCCCATACATGGTTATGACCATCATCAGTAATACCTAATGTAACCTTACCCGTTGAATCAGAGTATGAAGCCCATACACCACCAGATTCTGTGTTACTCGTAAACATACCACCGGAGATATCTTGAACAACTTCATCAAATGATAACGAGCTATTATATATTACCTTTGTCCCTAATTTAACTTCATCAGCGAACGTGGTGTTATTATTGAATTTAACTTGGGCACCAATTTCGTCCCAACTAGATACAGTATTAACTTCTAAGAATCTATCATCTAAAGACTCACCGCCAATCTTAAGATCAGTAGCATTTAATGTTCCAGACACATCAAACTTATACGATGAATGTGCAGCTTTACCAACACCCACTCTATTAGATGTGTTAATACGAATTGTATTAGTTCCACCAACACCTATATTTAAGTATTGACCGGTTGCTTGAACACCGCCTGTTGTGAAGTTTAAGTTACCTGTTAAGGTATCACCAGATGCATTAACAAAATCACCTGTTAAATTATCTTGTCTATTTCTAATATCAATGATAGCATCGGTAATGTTACCTTCAGTCCAGCTGTTAGCTGCCATAAGGTTTTCATAAGTACTCCAAGTACCAAGGTCCACTTGTAATGCATCAACATTTGATTCTTCTGTATCTAATCTAGATTCATGATTGTTAAGGGCCCATATTAATGACTTATCATTGGTACCATCCCATTTAGAATTAGTTAATACAAAGTCTTCAATACCATTGATTGCCGATACTAAGTTAGTATGAGTACCATATAAATCAGCAGAGGCAAAATCAACAGTAGTACCATTTGTTTGGGTACCACCAATTAATCCATTGATCTTATTTAATCTAGCATAGTCATTATTCAGTGCACCCGATACTGAGGTTTGTGTGCCATTATATACATCACCGAATGTAGTCGTTAATGATATACCTGAAGCAGCTGAAATTTGATCAATGAAATCTTTATTAGCATTAACCGCACCAACTAAATTGGTTGTTGATAAAGTGCTATCAATATCACCGATAGTGCCTATATTAGTTTCAGCTGTATCTAATCGGGAATCATGTGAGTTTAATGTTCCTACTAATGTAGGATATGTAGCATAATGAGTAAGACCTGTAATGGCACCTTGCTCAGTATCTTTTGTGTTTAATCTAGTATCAGAATTATTAGCTGCAGCTACTACATTACCATAACCATCAAATAGAGTTGATATATCACCAATCCAACCAGCGTTATTAGTTGTTTCAGTTCTTAAATTGTTAAGGGTTGCAACAACTGTGTCTTCACCAGTCTTTGCATTTGAATTAATGTTATCTAGATCGCCTAAAGCAGCGCCAATTTCATTATCCTTAACCCTCCATTCTTCAAAGGTATTAGTCAGAGATATATTAACTGTATTTGGCATATTATTTCTTCTTCTGTTTAGTTAGTAAAGTTTTCAACATACCTTTAATTTCGGTCATGTCATTCTCTAAAGTAATTAAGCGATCTTCATCGGCCTTTCTCTTTGCTGAAGCTTCGCGAGCAATCTTAGCATTGCTTCTATCTTTATTTATAATAGCACCCGTATTTGGGTCTCTAAATAAATTAGATTTACCTGCCACTGGTATCATGATAACAACGCGATTGATCTTAAACTCTTACAAGATGGAATCTTAGAAGTGTTCTGACTTGTGAATACAATCTTGATCGCAAATAGAGTAAATGGATTAGAACTAATTGTGTATTCCATTTCGGTATATACATCTGGATCATCTGAATATGGAACAGCACCTACTGTTGAAGTAATCTCTGTCCAATTCAATTCATCAAACCCAGTAGCTTCAGAACTTGTCTTATAGAACAATTTAATATCTGTGTATGAAGGTCTATTAACATCTAAATATATATTCAATTCGTCTGAACTTTCATCCAATTGAATCGTTTTAGTTACATATTTAGCTAATGACGAACCTCTAACTGGATCAGTTTCAGCTGCATAGTTAGCAACTAAATCAAAACCACCAGTTGCAACACCAATAGGATTATTAATTCTATTAAATACTGTAATCGCTGAACAACGCTGTAAATCAATTACAGGGCTTACGTGATCATTAGATGATACCAGATTACCTTGGAACTTCAATGACTTAGCAGCGCCAGACAAGATTGCTCTTGGTGTCTGAGGAGTAAAGTTATTATTGATGATCATTGGTAGGTAACTAGGAACTTCTGCGTAGTTATTATCACCATCTAATCTAGTTGATTTAATACCCCAAGTCATACCTGTATTAGGTAATGTAATTTCTTGAATGAATGGATATACCGTATTCCATGCTAAGTTTTCAGAAGCAGTTGCATCATCATCGCCATCAATACCAGTACCTGTAGCATTAGTAGTAGTTGTAATAGTATACCTATCTCTTTCAACAGCTGATACAGTGTGGCTTGTTTTGATCTCTGCTGGTGGAATACCATTAATATCTGATATACCAGCATAGTCAAGTGCTACTGATTCTCCATTAGTTAAACCGTGGTTTCTATGTGAAACAATAACTTTATTAGAACCTAATACTGTTTGGAACGGATCAACTTCAAGACTTCTTAATTGCACTTCAGCATTCTCTAAATTGATAGTAGCAGAAGTTTCAAATACAGCTCTATTCATCACGAATGTAATGTCTTTGTTTTGATCAGGAGTCCATGTAGAACCATTCTGTGATTTAAACATAACACCATTATATGGTTGTTTAGAAATTCTGTTACCATTTGAATCTTCTTCACCGATCTCAGCAATTCTAACATTATATTCATTAGAGTTAGATAAGATAACAAAACAATATTCAATATTATCTTGTAAGTAAACAGGTGAGTCAAATGTAAACTTTGTAGATGGATTAACCGTAACAGCATCAGGAATATTAACATCCGCTGGATTAATAGTCTTATCAGAGAATGGTACTACTTTTTGAGTAGGGATACCCTGATCCATTTCACGTATTTGAACTTGAACTGGGATGTTGGTGTCTTTAGTTTCAAAGAATAAATCCAATGAAGTAATAAATGCACCACCATTAGTATCAATAATAATTGATTGAGCTAATGGATCAACCCAGTATGTTCTAGTTGATGAAGTTGTTCTGTTCTGTGAAACTGAATTACGTTGAATAGTAGGAACTCGTGTAGAGATCGATACATTTTCTTTTGTTTCGATTAAACCTTTAGCAGCATAGTTAGTAGAAGCAAAAGTAATGTTATTAGCATTTGCATCATTAGTAGATGAAGATGTTAATAGGAATGTCTTATCACCAGTGTTAAAGCTTAATATGTTGTTATTAGGTACCCAGAAGGTTCCTGTAACAGATCCATTATTATCCGTTGTTAATGTAGTTGCTCCAGCAGGGTGAACAGTTGTATTATTAACACCTGTTGTTGGATTAATGCCAGCTACACTTCCTGTAGACACGTAACTTGATACATCAACACCATCAAAGAAAGCAAACACTTCAGTATTAGGTTTAAGTCTAGTAGCTTCAAATGTAACTAATCGGCTTCTCATAAATGGAGCAAAGTTAACATCAACAACTCTATCGCCAACATTAGTAGTTACAGTATCTGTACCAATAGATGTTACAGTACCACTTCTTGACTGTGCACTTGTAGTTGTTTCTGTTCTACGTCTACCAGAAGCAACAGTATTTCTGCCGGTCCAGTTAGTCTGCCAAGAGTTCCATACAGTACCTGTAGCAACCGATTCGTTAACAATGTTTAACATTGCATCGAATACACCATCGTTATTAATAATAACTTGAGGGCGTCTATCGATATCTTTCCACTCATCAGTTTCTGGAGATAACTTAATGGTACCACTCCAGTTAAATACATCATATGGATTAACATTAGATGTTGATGAATATTGAAGTTGTTCAATAATTGAAGTAGAGGTGTATGGTAATGTAATTAAATCACCAGTCTTTTGAGCCGTTGAAGTAGTAGAATTGAAGTCCATCGATACATTATTCTCTGAGAACAAAGGTCTTAGTAAAGCATTATCTCTATCGATACCTGCACTATATTCAACACTTTCTGTATTTGCAACATTTGTAGATTGGAACGAATCAACTAGGAAACCAGTTTTAAACTTATCAATATTACCAGCACCAAGGATCTGCTTGTTAGATGCTTCTTTCTCTAATAATGAAAGAACTGTGTAATACTCTAATGTATTAATACGTTTCTCTAACTTACCAATGTCCCGCATTGTATAACGTCTATTATCAATAAAGCTAATGTTAACTTCAGACGGTGTTAATGTATAAGCAGGAATGAATAAGTGATATAGTACCATAGCATCTTTAGGTACACCAGGCTCAGACGGATTCAAGTCTGATACACCTTTAAGAACACCAAACTCACCATCTTTATCCAAATAAACTTTATCAATTCTATTTAAGTAGTATTGAATATCAGTTGTAAATTGTGTATTAGGTCTAGGACACGTAGTTACTGATGCACCTGTTCCAGTAAAGTTAGTACCACCATTGTTCATCCGAGGTCTAAAGTCTACCGCTGATCTCAATTCGATACCACCATGACTAGGGATACCTTCATAATCTACTTGACCCGTATATGAATCAATAGTAAAGAAGTCTCCAGTACCATGATCGAAGTAGTTGTAATTAACTGATAAATCAGCGGTCACTGTAAAGTTGGTATCAACTTTCAACTTAATAGCTGATGTTGCATAGTGTGTGTCACGCTGACCATTATCGAAATCAAAGTGTTTAGTAACGTCCTGGCCATTTTCCGTAATACTTACAATAGTCTGAACATCACAATGATCTAAATGTTGATATGAACCAAAGTCTAATGCTGCACCAAGTACCACTGTGTGATTAGGAATTAGTGATTTTTGTTTATGATTTAATGTTCTATTAATAGGAGCAACAAGAGTTACTAGCTTTGTTTCGACTACTTGTGGTAAACCAGTAATAACCACTTGAGGTGGTGTGTTATTATTATTGACAGCAACTTGTGATGGTGTAAGCGTTATAATAGACGAGTCATCATCATTCTTTAAGATCCAGTTAGTTGTTTCAAATTCGTTAAACGTTTCACCAACGGCATTACATGAAAACTGAACTTGATTCTGTGCAACTTGAATAGGAGTAAATGTTTTGTTTACTTGGTATGCGTAATTAAAGTCATCTGGCTGTAATGGATCTGTTTCAGCATTACATGTCTTAATTCTTGAATATGGTAAAGCAAATACTAATGAGTCATTAGCTAAGTTATATGATGCAATATTAACCGTGGCGGCGAAGTCTGTGTTTGACTCAATTGTTGCGGCGCCTGTAATAGTACCTGATAAATCAAATACATGAAGTCTATATGCACCAGAACCTAAATGTTGGATAGCTCTAACACGAACAGTACCAACCTGTACATTACCAGCATCACGCAATGACACAGTATCAAATGTTACAGTGTCAGGTAAACCCACAAGACCAGTAATATCGATATAGTTATTAATAGCAATAGTGGTTACTTTATCTTGTGCTAAGTCTGCATCTCTTGCTTTATCAAATGACACGTCGGTAGTGGATAATGTTTCAATCTCGTAACCACGTACATATGCTTTAGAAGGTTCAATACCAAGAGTTAACTTAGTATCATCACCACCTATGTTAGCTTTAACTGATGCAGGGAATGGATTAACTGTATAGTTACCACTCTCATCAAATGTTCTTCTAGCAAGGGTATCTTCTATTACAGCGTAATCGGTTTCTCTTGCGTGTTTAACAATCTTACCACTTTCCAATCTTGTAAGTAGAATGAAGTCACCAACAGTTTCATTAACTGTTCTCTTGATTAATTCAGTGGTAATAGAATATCTGTGTGCTCCTGGAGCTGATTCGTTTGGAGTACCTAATGCATTATCAGTTAATGATATATCAGAACCAGCAGAAATAACCTCTTCTTGGACACGTAAACCTACATCAAATGATACATCAGATGTATATTTTGAAAGAACAATTGTTGCTGATTTAACAATAACAAAGTTCTTCTTAATGTAATATATGCCTTCATCAACACTTACTAATGAACCATGGCCAGTTGAATCTACAGTTGCTGTAATAGTACCATTAGAGATAACAGAAGTATCAGCAAATACATTACCTGATACGTAATTACCAAATAAGGTAACTGGATCAGTATCTGTCGCAGCTTCAACATGAATAACTTTAAATGTTGAAGTACCCAATACCATACTCTCACCAACATATTCTGTAATATTAGTAATTGGATTACTAATTTTTAAATAGTCAATCTTGTTATGAACATGCACATGACCAGGTACTACAATAGCACCTTCTTTAAACATATGATCACCTATAGATGATACTTGATTCTGCAACATAGACTGAATTTGCGTAAGCTCTCTAGCTTGCAACGCATGACCAGGTCTAAATAGAATTCGATTGTACTTCTCTTTAGGGGTTAATCCATCTACACTAGTCGGAACATTGTAATCATCCCAATACGGTTCGATATTAAACTTAATTGCCATTTCTTATTTCCTATTTAGAATGCGATAACTAATCTGATAGTTTCAATTTGGTCTGAACCTCTTGATACGGGTGATCTATTCTCTAAAAATACGATGTCACCTGAGTAGTGATCAATAGGTGCATCAACAACAGCCGTTATATCTTGACCACCAGTTGTAGCAGAAGCTAATCGAACCAAATCGTTGTCTGCATTGAATACACCAAACCCAGTAGTTTCATTTTGTACATAATAGATAATGCCATTAACAGTATCATGTTGTACCACGATGCATTTAGCACCAGTGTCAGTGCCAATAATAACATCATCTGCAGCAAACGAACCACCTGAAACAACAAGAGATTTAGTTACGGTGTATGCGTTAGTTGCTGCTACTGCACTAGTAGATGCATCAATTGGATTCTGAACTAACGAAATTTGTCTAAAGTCATTAGCACTTGGAATGTCGCCATTCTCTGTACCGTTAAATACTTTATTAATTGATATGTAATGAGTTCTTAAATCGGTTCTTGGGTCAGCACCAAAGCCACCCTTAGGACCAATAACTGGTCTAATTACTGCGCCTGAACCAGCACCACCGGTAATCTTAACGGTTGCTTTAGTGTAACCTGTACCAGCAGCTGTAACAGTTACCCCGGTTAAGTTACCAGAAGCATCGACTGTCGCGGTAGCGGTACAACCTGTACCATCACCTTCAACTTCCAAAACAGGAGCTGAAGTGTAACCAGTACCAGTACTCGATACTTTAAAGTTATATACTGCACCATTAATAGCATTCTCTTGCACTGACCATTGGTTAAGTAAAGCCGTATCAGCACTTGGATCTGGTTGTACAGTTAAATACTGGACCGGAATAAATGAAGCTGTAAGGAATTTAGAACCAGTATCAACAGGAACTGTGTATAAATATTTCCAAATGTAACCATCGAATGCTGTATTATCTACAACACCTGATGTAACTACACCTGCGATATCCGGGTTTCTTGTTGATTGACCAGAAGACTTAAGACAAAGGAATACATTATTGTTATCAGTAATAACATAATATTCCTTACTTTCGATGTCACCATCTCTGTCATCATATTCTGCATATACTGTACCTGAAGTCCATAAATGTCTTGGTGCTGCATAAATGATATCCGTTGAATCTACTTTCTTCATAGCATACATGCCTTCCCAAGTAGTATTGGTTGTGTAATCATTTTCTTCTGGTGTGGTAGGATTGTTTTCATCCACTAAACCAGCTGCGTCTAACCATGCGTTTGGTCTTCCTAGAGCTAAGTAATATGTGTCACTAGACATACTATCAACAAAACGCTCTGTTGTATCTAATCTAAATTTGCTTGTAATAATTGCTGGCATTTTGTTCCCTTTATATTATTGCGGTTTGTGTTATTGCACAACCAAGTTGTGTTCTTCTAATAGTTTTATTTATAACATCTTCAAATGTTAAATTACTATATTCGCTTATAGGTCTATAGTTTATGAATTTAGTATTATCGAAATGATCTCTAAATCCGACTTGTGTCACAACATCGAAGTCGTGCATTAACTCTTTCTCTACATACGTACCTTGATCTAAATTCCAAGTGTATTTACTAATGGTATCCGTATCAGTAAATACATTACCATAAAAATCAGTCCATGACTTAATAACATCTATAAGAGTAATTGCAGACGGATTAGAAGAAATCACATCGATATAAAGATTTCTCGGTAAACCACTCGCTTGATAACCAGGCTGTGTTGCGTTATTAGCCGAGGTTAACATCTCGATAAAGATAAGGATCTCACCAAAGAAAATAAATCCTGATGGGTGAACTAATCTTGTAAATGCATCCTTCCAATCAACAATACTCTTACCAGTCTTTAATACATATGAAAACTTCTGATAAAAGAATGAATCTTGGATATATTTCTTATCTGAGGCAAAACCATCAGCTGTGGTAAATAGTCCTGATTTGTAAACTTGTACTACATCACCTATTGCTAATGCTGTATCAAATTTAATATAACTGACCCACTCATCATTGTCAATATAAAACCCACCATGCCAATCGCCGTTTTCAACTAGTACACTATTAACAAATACAACATCTTTTTCGATGTCTAATTTAAAGCCAATATCATCGGCACCTTCAACTATATTAGATATAGCACTAATTGTATATGTATATGCAGGAGTATGTGCTGATGGATCTGCTTTAATGTTATCTGTTAAATCATACCACTTACCATCCGATGGTATTAACATATCAACTTTAGGATAATATACTTCTACATTATCGTCGTATATTAATCTAAAGAATGCAGTTATTGATTCTGGTGTTCCACGTGACTTATAAAATTCAACTAAGTGTCTATAGAATACTCGAGGACTAGCCGCAAAGTTTCTTGGAATAGGTACACCAATTTCATTCTGTAATTCTGTTAACAATTCATCTTCAATTAAATCAATGTCTCTTTGATGATCTAATTGGTTAAGATAAAATGATGATTTATTCTTATGCTCTAAGTATAAAGCGTATACCTTAATGAACTCAACAAGCTCTGGATAACTAGTAGCTACGTGTTCTGGTACTAAGTCATCTACAAATGAAGATATATTAAAGTAATTTTCAGCCATTCTAACTACTCACTGTAGTGTAATCAATACCAGCAGTTGTACCACCAATAACCATAGTATCAATTTCACCTCTGATAATAACGTTATTATAATCAACAACTAATAGTTCATTTCTCATAGGGCTAATATCATTCGATGCAGGTTTAGCTTTAAGTTTTAACATATCGGTTAAACCAACAACAGTATCTAAGTTAAATCCTTCTAAAGTAATCTTACCTGTAAGGTTATCAACATATCCAACGGTATGATTAAGGATCTTATTATTATGGTTTACAACTTGAATAATGTTTCTCGATTCCTCTGTATTAAAGTAATCTTTAAGAACACAGATTTCATTATTGTATGTAAATTCTGTAGATGATATGTAATTGGTAGAACCGTATAAAGGAGCTAATGGTTGGTTAAAGTTAAACTCATAGTACTTCTCTTGTCCTAAGATCGGAGTAAACATTTGATACATTGCCACACGGGTAATATTTGATACAATTGAAACATCCGTAGAATCAATTGATTGAAGTACATTAGAGTTTCTAAATACGCCACCAAATGATTTTAAGTTATCAGAATCATATTTTTGTAGTGTTGCTCTAATTCTTTCTGATAAAGCAGCTTCTGTAGCATTAGAGATGTTAGGGTTATATTTGTAATATACCTCTAAGTCGATGTATGTGTATTTTGGATCAACAAGAACAGGTGTGATTGATACAACGTTTTTTGGTTTTAGGTGTACACCAATGATCTCAGCCTTTTCTTCAGCTGTTAAGAACTCACCGTCTAATGGCTTAATTGAAATATATACTTTACCATAGTCAGGTGGAACATTATCTTCACCACCCCAAACAGTTAATGTATCGATGTTGCCGTATGAGTTTTGAATAATACCTTTATAGTCATCTGGGGTTACTGCTCTATTTTGAGCAACGAAACCTAATGGAGCATTAAATTTAATTGAATCTGTACTCTCTGCGATTGCACCACCAACAGCCTTTTGGGTTGTTGTAATAATAACATCGGTGTTACCATTAATAGTATCAGCTAATGAGAACATTGATGCACCGTTAATATCTGTCTCACCAACGGTAAGGTAATTTATTTTAATGATGTTACCTGGGGTTAATCTTTTACCAATAATACCATCACCAAATTTAATCTCATAAAAACCAGATCTCGACTCTTCTAAAAAGTAAGCAGTTGATGACTTATCAATATCAATAATATTTGGGATGTTAGCGAACGTATCATACTTAGATGATGTTTGACTTTCGTATACTTCAACAATCATTGTATCTGTATTAACATAATTATCTTGCAACAAGTAATGCTCAAAGCCTGTTTCATCATAAATGTATGTACGATTGTTTAACTGGCCTTGCATTAACTTAACACCTTCAAAGATGTATTTGCCATTAATATCACGTGTTGTTGTGTGAGTAGATTCAGCAATAAGTTTATATGTTACAGAGTTAATAGTCGTAGTGAATACTGTACCTCTAACTAGACTCAATGGTAGGTAGTTGCCATGGTCATCTTGAATGTTAGTAGGTGCAACCATTTCAATGTTAACAACAGCTATAGAAGGTTTAGTTGAACGAGGTGTATAACCCAATAGCTTAGCATGTGATACAACACTCTCTCTTAACTGTGCAGTATCTAGGAATGTTTCATTCAAAGCAAAGTTAGCATTAATAGAGTTAATATGGGTGATGTATGATAACACATCAATCATAGTATTCATTGCAGCACCTTCAAAGTTATAGTCTTGAAATGCTCCAGGTTGCTCTTGCATGTATGAAATTAAATTAGCTTTTAATTCGTTAAAATCTAATTCTGATGCATTAATTCTTCTATTATTACTCATCGTAGTCTCTCTAATGTGGTTGAAATATCAGTGGTTGCACCAGTTGATATAATTTGAATTGTTACTGTTATCTGGACATCATTCCTATCAGGGAATGTTTTTACGTTCACATTTAATACTTTAACTCTGGGTTCATCATTCGTAATTGCTAATTTAACTTGACTAGATATTGCTGCAGCAGTAACATAGTTGATATTCTCAAATAAGAATGGTCTTAAGTTAGCACCAAAATGTGGATTAAATGGGCGTTCACCGTAATTGGTTCTTAGTATATTTAATACACTCTGCTTTACAGCATTAATACCTTTCTTGGTAGAAATGTCTCCTGTATTAGGATTAAGCTTATAGATAAAATCTATATCAGAATAATTGTAGGTTTGTGATATTTGTGCCATATGACTTATTTATAAGGTTATGTCGCATTAGGTGAACCAGTTGAAGCTGCATGGGCGGCTAATCCACCACCGCCATCACCTGGATGTGTGTGATTATTAAGAGATACAACAGCATCAGTGTATACATCCTTACCACATGATATATTACCATCCACTCTTAATTCACCCGTTATATGGGTATTGGGACAATCAAGGGTTGTCTTACCCATAACATCAATATCAGCATTGCCACTAACAATAATTCTTACATTACCCGTAACCTCTAATGTATCGTGACCAAATACAACCTTATAGTTATTATTAACCACCCGTTCTATCTTTGATCCATTAGGTTCTATTTCATATGATGAACCACTCTTATGTCTTTCGTGTATTCTCTCTGATCCAGGAGTATCATCATACTCTTTAAAGTGACCCGACTTAGTTTCGTACATATTATTAAATGTATATTCTGGTGCATACATTGTTGGTGGTTGAAGCGTTTGTCTTGAATCACCTTTATAGTAATACCCTTTATCAACTTCAACACCTTCTGAATCATACAACGGTACCATTTCAACTCTACCGTATTCATAAGCCTCATCTTTCTCTTTAATATATGGAGTATCTGTATCTCTTACTCTAATATTGTTATCAGGGGTTGATACTTCTTTAGGGTATATACCATCAGGGTCTGTAAAACCAAATGACACCGGTGTCTCTTCTTTATTCGATACCGATGGGAGTGTACCCATAACCATAAACGCTTGGAGATCATTATCGGTAAATGTACCTACAACCCAAGAACCTTGTACTAAGAATGTAGAGTGACCTAACCCTGATATACCAGGCGTGTTAGTTCCAGCCATAACAATAGCCCAAGGAAGATCCGCTGTTGGTATTAAATTCTTATCAGCCGAGTGTACATTAACAACTCGCACTTTAACTCTTCCTAATCGCTTAGGGTCATTTATATCTTCGATAACTCCGTAATGTAAATCCATAATTAACCTCTTGCCAAATCAATAGTTTGGGTGTATTCATTATCTTCAATTCTATGTACTATTTTAGATACAATGTAATTGCCAGAGAATTTATCAGATGGACCTTGACCTTGTCTATTCTGATGTATTTGCAACTCTACTTTATTACCCACACCAATAGCAGGAATAGCTTGACATCCGTAAGCAGTTACTTTTGTATTGAATAACAGATTTAATATAGTTTGCATCTTGCACAAATTGCTGTAATCTCCATTATGTAATAGGGGTTTTGAATCGTTATCAAACATATCAGGACGTACTAAGTTAAGCTTGCTCGTAGAATTAGTAGATGCACCATATGCTTCATTAGTAACAGTAGAATTAGACACGTCTAAATTAACAATGTTCTTACCATATACACCACCAGCTATCTTCTGTGCTTGTTTATCATTATCAGAATGGATGATAATACTAGCTGGTTGTCCTATGTTCTTTAAAACCTTATCCACAGTTTCACTATTTTGAATTTGTGTAGAGATTACGGCAGAAGTCATCTGATCATTTATTTGACCCAAGGATGTTAAGAAAGTAGATTTGTTATCAACGAGTCTTTGGAATAAGAAAAACGGATTCTGGTTTAAATCATAAGCACGATTCTGAACTTGGGCAATTGCTGTTGAAGGGGAAACATTAGGGGCAATATAATGTCCTTGGGTAAGAGAATCTGTTAACACTTTCAGCTTGGTATTAAAAGATTCGTCAAATATAGTCTTTATTATATCAGTACTTCTTCCCTTAAAGGACTTAGATACTAATTTCATGGAATTTAAAATAGTATCAATCGCTTTAATGTTAATTACATATGTTTTCTTAGTTAGGCTGGTTGTACTGTCTATCGAATTCACACCATCTAAATAAAATGATTGTTTAACTTTTGATTTTAAATATTCAAATTCTATAATAATATTATTTCTATTAGTAATAGCTGAATCTAATATTCCTAATCCATCTACAATAGATAAATTCCCTGCCAAGAATCCAAATAGATTTTCCTCTATGTTAACATATAATACAGAATCAGTTATATCGATAGATGTTCCATCAGTATATCCAATAGATACTTTAAAAGCTGATACCTTCATTATGCAAGTTCTCTTTGAAACTCATTAACAAATTCATCAATCTTTTCAGGTCGAATAGCTCTAACGTATCTATTTGCGTCATTCAAATATGATTCGTGTTCGACGTTAGTAACCTTATGAGTGCCAGCGAGGCGCGGAGCTGTAATATCCCCTGTCGAATCATCAACATGATACTTAGGTGCGTATGCTCTACTTACAACCTCAGTAGCCGTAATAGTATCCTGTGATTCTAAACCAAATAAGTCTTCGCCTTGCTCTAAGAACTCACCAGAAATAAGCTTAATCGTAATATATTTGTCATTAGTATGTACTGCTAACAACTGACCGATAGCACCAGATAAAACACCTTGAACATACTCACCAACAATAAACTTATTTAAAAGATCATCGGTACACGAACAAGCAAGAGCAGCAAAGTCCGCATACTTGTAAATAGAATAATCTATTAATTGTGCAGAGTTCTTAGGCCAATCATTCCAAATGTTTTTAATATTTGGATTAATTACTATAAAGGTCCAATAATAACTGGTAGTGCCATATAACCTTTGACTCAATTGTTCAATTCGTTCACCGTCTTGCACCTGTACAAAATTATAAAACGTTTGTTGATTTAGTAAAGATTCAGAAGCGGCAACAAAACTTGTTAAGTTTGTTACAATATCATATACACCATCTCCATTTAAATCATATGGTATTGTTTGAAAGTTTGAAAAGTAACTCATATCTTAATATCCTTTTATCTCAACGTCATCTCTGTATATAGGCATTACTTCGTTTAAGGTAACACTTAAGTCCATTTCTACAGGATTGTTATTTTGTTTAAAGAATGATGCTGCATTTGGGTTATAGGTAACAGATACATTTGTTATAACCATTGCAGGCATTGCAGGGATACCAGAAACCCCATGAAACGACACAACAACTTGGTCTGGTACTGTCAAAGTAACGGGACTCTTTCTATTAGCATGAGCTGCCCCCCTAAAGATTCTAACGATGTCTTCACAATCGAGAGATTCTTGAATACTATCAGGGAGCATTTTCCATGTAAAGGTAAATGCTCTTAATTGAGTAGTTTTATATTGCATGTACTCATTAGGGTTTAAAGCCTTACCCATCTGTCTCAGAACCTCTTCACCAAAGGCATTACCGGCAGTACCAGCAACACCTGCAGTAGCCAAAGCTGCTGAGTTACCAGGCAATAAGTCGGCAAGTTTATATGCGATACCACCAGCGATAGCTCCTGCAGCTAATGCACCACCAAGTTGAACGTCTTCTTTGCTGAAATTATCACCCACGCCTAAAATACCGTTCTTATTAATTTCTTCGGCCATAGCAGCTAATTTTCTGGACTCTTGCTCGTAATTCATACTATCATTAACAGAGATAGCAGGAGTCATGTAAAGGGCTACCGTTTCATTAAGCTTCTTCTTACCCTTCATTTCAATAATTTCTGCCTTTCTTTTCTCGAGGGCATTTATTGCTAACTGTTTCCCATCTATAGCTTCTTGGCGATTAGCCTGAGTCAAGCTGACACTAGTTGTATTAAGATGGCTTATGTCACTCGCTAATTGTGCTTTAGCGACATAGTCAGGTTCTATAACTCTAAAGAATTCGAACATAATAAAAGGATCTGGAGAGTTACTACCACCATCTTCAGCCCTAGCGTCTGTGTATTTATTAAGGTCACCATCTACAACATCTGAATTAAACTCAAATGATGATTCAGATGAATTGCCTAAAGAATTGGGGTATGATAAGTACTTACCTTCACCACCACTTGTTTTACCTGGACGATTCCAAGCATCAGCAACATCTCCTGCAAAATCAGATACTGTGTCAGATATACTTTGAAATGGGTTTCCCATAGTCGAATAAATAGTTATGAATAATACTTATTTATACAGATTATGAGAAAAACTTACAGCGGAAAATACAAAGTTAAGTATCCAGAAAAATACAATGGTGATCATACTAAGGTTACATACAGATCCTATTGGGAGAAACAAACCTTTAAGTGGATTGAAAAGCAAAGTTGGGTTAAGTGGTGGAATTCAGAAGAGACCATTATACCATACATTTGTTCTACTGACAAGAAGCCTCATAGATATTTTATTGATTTAACTATTAAGAGGATGGATGGAAAGGTTGTCTTGGTTGAAATAAAACCCGCCCAACAAACCCAACCACCTAAGAGAAAGAACCTTAATGAAGCTTTAGCCTATATGAAGAATACCTCTAAGTGGAAGTATGCTAAAAGGTATTGTGATGATAGAGGTTATAAGTTTGAGATCTGGACAGAGAATACATTAGAGTCATTTGGTATTAACTTAATGACTATGAAGAACAAAGTATCCAAGACCAAAACCGGTAAGAAGATATGGAAGTCTTTTAAAAGGATAAAGGTAAAAAAAAAGTTATAAATAAGTAATATGATAAACAATACAAATAAATATGGGTAGCTTATTCGATAAACTAGAATCAGAAGCGTTCCGTAAAGGTCTTAGTAAAAGATCTAAAGAAGCGCAGACGTGGTTTAGAAAACAAGTACAAGGCATGGGTCAGATTAACATGCATAAGATGATGAAGGACGATAGGTTAGTTAAGAAGTCTCGCCCTAGAGTTGGCGATATGTTTATGTATGCGTATGATCCAAAGCATAGAAAGACCTTACCTTATTATGATAGGTTCCCATTAACCATCATGGTTGATAAAGCTCCTGGTGGATTCTATGGGTTGAACTTACATTACCTACCATTAAAGCAAAGGGCTATATTCTTAGATAATTTGTCGGCCATTGCTAATAATAAAAGGTATGATGAGACAACTCGATTAAAATTGAGTTATGCATTATTAAAAGGAGCATCTAAGTTTAAATACTTTGCTCCATGTTTTAAACACTATTTAACATCTCAAGTGGATTCTAAGATAATGAAGGTAGAAGCGTCAGAGTGGGACATAGCAATATTCCTACCTACTGAGAACTTTGCTAAAGCTAAGAAGTCTAAAGTTTGGAAAGATTCAAGGAGTAAGTGGTAGATGAGTTTACCTGTCGGCATTGATGCCTTAAAATCAACAATCGGAAAACGCGGTGGTTTAGCAAGAGCTAATAGATTCGCCATATATATTACCCACCCTAATATGAAGAATGCATTAGGTCCTGGCTTAATCAATATGGATATTGGTGGCTTAGTATCTAACGTGGCTGGTTCATTGCTGTCTGGTGGTTCTGTTGACCCTATGGCATTTATTAATGATCCTCGGGATATGTTCTTATTGTGTGAGAGTGTTCAGTTGCCCGGTAAACGTATTGCTGCAATGGAATCATTCGTTACACATAAAGCTATTAAGAAACCTTATTCATACTTAGTTGATGAGGTTACCTTTTCATTTATTCTTACTAATGATTACTTTGCTAAGAAGTATTTTGATTCATGGCAATCATTAGTGGTTAATCAGGACTCTTTAAAGGTTAGTTATAAGAACGATTATGTAACAGATGTTACTATACAACAATTAACACCATCAAATGATGTTATTCCAGCATACTCTGTTAAGTTAAAGAATGCATTCCCTATTGCTGTAAATGCAATTGAATTATCGAATACAACAGAGAATAGTGTAATACAATGTTCAATAACATTATCATTTGATGATTGGGAAGAAGTAGGATTGCTAGACGGGTTTACCGATTTAGTTTCAAAAGGCAGAGATATATTTGATGCTACAGTGGGTCAAGTGAAAGGATTATTTTAAATTTTATAATGGAGATATATTATGAATACATTACCAAAGTTATCTGTACCTAAGTACAGTTTAATTATACCCTCTACGAAAGAGAGAGTATCATACAGACCTTATTTAGTTAGGGAAGAAAAGATATTAATGATTGCGTCAGAGTCAGAAGACTCGGATCTAATTCAAACAGCATTAATCGATCTGGTGGCGGAGTGTTTGGATTATAAAGGGGATGTTAATACATTAACCAATTGTGATTTGGAATACATCTTCTTACAATTACGCGGTAAGAGTGTAGGTGATAAGATTGATATTCTTAAGACTTGTGTAGAGTGTGATGCTAGTAATGATGTTACTATTGATATTAGTACAGTAACAGTTATTGATCATAGTCCTAAAGACGGTATTATTAGATTGTCTGACGACTTATCGTTAGAATTGAATTACCCTACATTAGGTAATAAAATTGATTATAATAGTAAAGATTCAGATACAGAAGTTTTAATTAAAAGTGTCGCGACAGCTTTAGCAGTTGTATATTATGGGGAAGAAACCTATAACGCAGCGGACACACCAATTGAAGAAAGGATTGAGTTTGTAGAGGGGTTTAGTAATGCCCAGTTTCAACAAGCTGTTGATTATTTATTAATGGCTCCATACGTAGAATACTCAAGTGAGTTTACTTGTTCTAAGTGTGGACATAAAGAGAAGTTTAGTTACACAGGAATTATAGATTTTTTTATATAGCTCTTTCGCATGAATCATTAGAGTCCTATTATAGGATGAATTTTTCGTTGATGGAGGAGCACAAATACAGTTTATTAGAGTTGGATAACATGCTCCCTTGGGAACGTGAAATTTACACTAGTCTACTTATTAAGCAAATTAACGAGGACATAGCAAATGCCGGCAAATAGGAATGGATCAAGTCTAAAAAATAAAGAGCAGCAGAATAGAATGCAATCTACTTTAGATAAGTCTAAGAATTCAATGAAGAACCTTGAAGGAGGTTTTGATAAATTGAGAGAGGTTCTTGATGAACTAAACAAAAACGTTAAAGTATTAAACGTAATTGAAGGATTGCAGTTAGCTAACGACCGCGTTAGTAACAAAGATAATATCGATAGAACAGATAAGCAAACTCGAGAACTTGTCGATACTGATAAAGATTCAGCTAAGTTCATGGTTGAGCAGAACGCTCGAAATGAAGCAGGCTTGCGTGCTATTAGAGATGGTGTAATTAGATTTCATTCAGACTTCATGGGTAATAGTAAACAACAACAAGCTGATCGATTAAAGATTGCATCTAAAGAACATAATGATGGCATTAAGAAACACCGTTCTGTAGGTATGGCTCAAATGGACTTCCTCGAAAAGTTTAACATAACCAGTGTTTCAGGACTCGATAAGAATGGTTCATTTAAAAACTCTGAAACTGGTGAGACTCTAACCAGGAAGGAATTATTAAAACTTTGGGATAAGACTACTAAAGACAAATCCCAAACACGCGATTTATCAGTACTTAAAGCCATCTTTAAAGACATGAAGTTCGATAAAGATAATAACTTAATCGAGGGAAATGATCCTAGAACTAAACACATGCTTGATACTCTGGAAAAGGTTATTCCTGGTAACCAGGCTGCTATGGCTGAATTCATTAAGATAACTAGGGATGCTAACCTTTCTGATGATCAACGAGAAGGTGCTATGGCTGACCTGTACATGAAACACGTAAAGGTTCAGCAAACACTAATTGGAAACCTCCCAAACAAGCACGAGTCTAAAAAGGCGGAAGATACTCAAGTAGATCAAGGTAAGAAGACAGTTATGCTGTTAGAAGACTTGAGGGATCAAGGTAAAGGAGATAAACTAGCAAGGAAAGAAGAAGCTAGGGAAAATAGAAAGATCGTGCTTCGTGCTAGCGGTAAGAGGGGTGGTCGTGGTGGTAATAGAGTAATACCTAAATCCGTAGTACCGAGTTCAACTGGTGCTGGTTTATTAGAGACAGGGGCTGCCGCCTATGCCGCTAAGAAAGCAGCTGATGCACTAATTAAAAAGAAATTGGCCGCAAAAGCTGCCAAGAAAGCAGCTGCAGAAGCTGCCAAGAAAGCAGCTGCCAAGAAAGCTGCCAAGAAAGCAGCCGCAAAAGCAGCTGCAGAAGCTACCAAGAAAGCAGCCAAGAAAGCAGCTGCAGAAGCTGCCAAGAAAGCAGCTGCCAAGAAAGCAGCCGCTGTTGCATCTAAAAAGTTGGCTGTCTCAGCCACTAAAAAGAAAGCTGTTGCTACCGCAGCTAAGAAAGCTGCATTGAAGTCCTCTGGTCCATCCTTTATGAAGTTGTTTTCATTAGCTAATAAAGTAGCAGCTAAGATGGGTTGGAAGAAACTAGCTAGTATGATCACTATGCGGATGCCGTTGTTAGCAGGATCAGTATTAGGTGGACCATTATTAACAGCTGCATTATTAGTGTACTCAGCGTATGACATATATCAAGTATTACAAGAGATTGATAAACTTGAGAATAGTGGTTCTAGTGTAATGGATTCAACCAAGGATAAACTAGACTTATTATCTCCTAATACTACATTCGTTGGAGCCCAAACACAATCACAAGCTGATGTACTTGAACGTGTAACAAAGCTTCGTACACAAGCTCTCCAGCCAAGTTCAGATTCAGATATTAACCTATTTGGTAAGGGTAAAGAAACTGGAGTTATTAACTCTGGCAATACATCTAACTCAGGTAACATTATCAACAACATTAACTATGGTGGAATTGACTCTACATTATCAGGAAGAGTCCCTACTGAAGGAATGATTACTCCCGGATACTAAAAAACCCGCAATTAAGCGGGTTAAAACAAGGAGTGTTTTAAATATTTATACTAGGCTTCTGCTGCTAACTTAGCAAAGTAACTCATAGTATCATCGGTGTTAGCGGCAGGTTCTGCGGCCATTGTCGATGTTGGTACATCATTAAACGGTGACTCAATCTTCTCATCTAAATCAACTTGTTCAGCACTACTAGTAACTGCACCATCTTCACCAAGTACACGAGTTAACTTAAGATTAAGTTCGTCATAGCTCTTGTATGTAGAAGGATCAATAAACTCTTTAAGAGAATACTCTTGATTATAGATAGTTTCTAACTTGTCATCTTCTGCTAATGGTTCAACCGGTCCAAACTCTGAACGATCATAGTTTCTAAACCCAGCTACCTGTGCAATCTTGAT